GTGTAGACGACGGCACTTTGGCCGCCTACTTCCTTGACCCTGCACGGATGGAAACCCAGTTGACGAACCAAATGGAAGCGGCACAGGTGGCTGCGGAAGCTCGCCGTGTAGCAAACATGCAGTTGACCACCGCCGAAGCAGAAGCCCTACAAGGTGCCGGTATTTCTACCGCCGCAGCCCGCGAAGGATTCGGTGCTATCGCCCAGCAAGAAGGATTGTTCGCCGGACAGATGCAAGGCGAAGATGCCATCAGCCGAGAAGAACAGATTGCAGGGACTTTCGGTACGAACGCGGCAGCAGCGCAACGTATCGCGCAACGTCGCCGTCAACGCCAAGCCACCTTTGAAGGCGGTGGTGGTTTCGCTCAAGCGAACCAGTACGGCATCTCCGGTTTGGGCACCGCCGCACAGTAACCACTCTCGGTGGTTGACACCACACAAAAACTATATGTATAGTTTCGTGTCGAGGCTGAACGCCGGAACCCACGGGTAGCCCCCGTAACCGTGGAGTACACATCGGGGTGTAACCAACTTAACGCAGCCACCTAGGTCCTCCGCTTAGGTGTGGGCAGAAACGGAGAGTGCCACATGTCAGATTTCGCAGATGAGTTCTACGAAGACGACGACCAGCCAAACGAATCCAACCCCGTGCGGGCGAGGATGAAGCAGCTGGAGAAAGAAACCCGTGAACTGCGTAAGCAGGTAGCGGAAGCCGAAGCAGCCCGCAAGGAACTGGCTTTCGTGAAAGCAGGTCTTGACCTGAATTCCCCGATGGCCAAATACTTCGTCAAAGGCTACGACGGTGAACTGACTCCAGAAGCAATCCGGTTGGCGGCAGAGGAAGCACAGTTGATTACACCCCAACCGACGGTGACGGACAGCGACAAAGCTGGCTGGCAGGAATCCAACAGGATTGCAGCCGGTTCAGAAACAGCCCCCCCGCCCCCATCTTGGGCGAAGCGAATCGCAGACGCTAACTCTGAGTCTGAACTCATGGCGGTTTTTGCTGAGGCACAAGCACAAGGAATCGACCTCTCAAACCTCTAAGGAGTAAAACCCAATGGCTGACTACTACGCCGCCGAAACCGGTACGGCCAACCTCTCGGTTGACCAGACCGCATTTGAAAAGCTTGCCTACTTCGCGCTCCGCGACGAAATGTACTTTGACCAGTTCGCAGATGTTCAGGCAACCAACGCCACCAACCCTGGCGCAACCGTCACGTTCACCATTTTTCAGGACATGGCCCCTGTCACCACCGAACTTGGTGAGGCAGAAGATGTCACCCCGGTCGCCCTCAGCGATAGCCAGGTGTCGGTCGTCCTTAAGGAATACGGTAACGCCACGGTGACCACGGCAAAGCTTCGTGCCACCGCTTTCCTTCCGGTTGACCCGGTTGCCGCTAACGCGGTCGGATACAACGCCGGTATCTCGATTGACTCGATTGCCCGTGACGTGGCTCAGGCCGGTAGCAACGTCATCTACGCAACTGGTGGCGCTACCGACCCGTCGTCCCGCACGACCATCAACAGCGATGACCTGCTCACCGCCAACGATGTCCGTCGCGTGGTTGCCCAGTTGCGCAAGGCGAACGTCCCGACGTTCGGTGGTTCGTATGTTGGCATGATTCACCCGGACGTGTCCTACGACTTCCGTTCGGCGACCGACGCTGCCGCATGGCGTACCCCCGCCAACTACGTCAACCCCGAAGGCATCTACAACGGTGAAATCGGACTGTTTGAAGGTGTCCGCTTCATTGAGTCGCCCCGTGCGCCTCTGTTTGCGAACGCCTCCGACAACTCGGGTTCGACCGGCACCATCGACGTGTACGGCACCCTCATCATGGGTCGTCAGGCTCTCGCCAAGGGCATCTCGCTCGGCGGTGAGTACGGCGCTCAGCCGACCATCGTGTACGGCACCGTCACCGACATCCTGAAGCGTTTCCGCCCGGTGGGTTGGAAGCACTTCGTCGGCTACGGCGTGTTCCGTCAGGAAGCACTCCGTCGCATTGAGTCGGCTTCGTCCATCGGAGCCAACGCCTAGTCCTTACCGACAAGGAAGCACAAGCCCTCTCCGATTTGCGTCGGGGAGGGCTTTGTGTTTTAATGCGTTCTGCGGGCCGGGAGAAAACGGCAGGCAACACAACTGGTAGCAAAGCCCCTCTTATCGCAAGATTCGGGGGGTTTTTGCTATTCTGCGTCTATGGCTGTTTTCCGTCCGCCCACCGACCCGTTCGTAACTTTTGATGACGGTTCCGGTGAAGGGATTTTTTCGTATCTGTCGGGGTGGCCGCGTGGCCGGAACGTGTTCAAAATGACCGACGGTTCGTTCCAGGAGAACCAGCCGAGCGACATGGATACGGTCGCGCACATCTATCATGGTGGGCATATCCATGAGTTGACTGCACAAGAGGAAGCCGACCTGCGGGCGGCGGGGTACGGGGATTACATCGAATGAAACATCAAGAAGTGCATCCCACGTTGGATGTTGAGGGGTGCTTCGGGTGCAAGGTTGCTGGGGTCAGGATGGGCATGAACACGACTACGACCCGTGGCGCTCGGGTTGGGGAAATCAACCGGACCGAGAAACAATGGAACGTCGATATGCCTGCGTATAAACGTTTGCGCGAGCAGGGGCTGCAGCCTCGTAGCATTGACGGGGCTTCGTTCGCCGAGAAACATGCTGACCACCGTTGGCAGATTGAGGGCGCGTCAGCCCTGCCTGCCGAATGACGAACTATCAGCATTGGCATGGGATAGACGACACCCGCTACGGGTACGGTCGCCACACCAGAGGGTTTGTTGATAATGCCCCGAAGACCGTCAAGTTTGACCCGAAGGCTTCAGTAAACCTGTGGATGTGTGTGCCGTGGATGAACAAAGGCTGGTTCAAAGGCCAGTACCGGGCCTGTTTCACAATGTATGAGACAGACAAGCTGCCCCGCAGGTTCGAGCAGTATCTCCCGCTGTATGATTTGATTGTTGTCCCCTGCGAACACAACCTAGAACTATTTTCTAAATACCATAAGAATGTTGTCAAGGTTCAAGAGGGGGTGGACAGCACCCTGTTCAAGCCGACAGACACCCCTCGGCTAGAACGCTTCCAGTTCCGTGCAGGAGGCTCCCTGTGGCTCCGTAAAGGGCTGGACGTAGTAGTGGAAGCCTTCCTCCGTTTGAGCCTCCCAGACGCTGACCTGCGCATCAAAGCAGCCCCTCACGCCCACGACACCCCCTATTTCTCCCCCGGCCCCAACATCTACCTTGACCGCCAATGGATGACCGAAGCCGAACAGGTTGAATGGTTCGCCCAGGCTGACTGTTTTGTGGCCGCTTCCCGAGGTGAAGGCTGGGGACTGATGCCGTTGCAGACGATGGCTATGGGCATCCCCACAATCCTCAGTTTGTCCACCGGCCACCTCGAATTCTCTGACCTTGCCACCGGCACCGTCACCTGTGGGAAAAGCCCATCTACCCTATGTGGGCAATGGGACGAACCGAATGTTGATGACCTGGCCGAGCAGATGCTTGACCACTACCGGAACTGGCAAGCCAAGAAAACCCAAGCACTCGCCGCCGTCCCCACTATCCGCACCAAGTTTTCGTGGAAGAAAGCCGCCAAACAACTAGCCGATGCGTTGCCGTTAGGGGAAATGCTAACAAAACCGGTGTGGCAGGAATCAACGGTTGGCATCAAGGTTCGTGCCCTCCGCAACGTGAAAGCTGACATCGGCAAACATGAGTACCGGCAGAAAGCAGGCGACATCTTCGAGGTCACAGATGGGGCTTACGAAGTCCTGTCGGATGCCGGAATGGTAGAGTACGTACATGACGATTGAGTACCGTGGCGAAAAATTCGCAGGATACAACAAACCCAAGCGCACCCCGAACGCCAAGAAATCCCATGCCGTCCTCGCCAAGGAAGGCGACAAGGTCAAACTGATTCGGTTCGGCCAGCAGGGTGTCCAGGGGTCTCCTGACGGCACCGCCCGCAACAAAGCGTTCAAAGCCCGCCACGCCAAGAACATCGCCAAAGGCAAGATGTCCGCTGCTTATTGGGCTGACAAGGTGAAATGGTAGGATAGGAACGCTATGGCTGCACCCGCAAAACAAGACCTTGTTATTACCCGAGGCGACACCGAAATTGTTGACGTGACCATCACGACCGATGGCACCACCCCTGTCGATATTACGGGCCGCACCTACGCATCCCAAATGCGGGTCACCCCCGACATCGCAGCCATCTCCATCACCGGCACTTGCACGATTGTGAACGCTGCTAACGGTCAGATGCGGGTCACTTTTGCTGCTGCCGACACAGCTGACCTTGACCCAGGTTACTTGTATTGGGATTTGCAGGAGACTGCTGGTGCGACTGTTTCCACGATTCTGTCTGGGACTGTCACGGTTCTTGCTGACGTAACGAGGGTTTAGGTTGGCAACCACTCAGGTCGTTGTCGCTGTCGGGAGCGAACCGGTTACCCTGTTCAAGACAGGGAACTCTTACGTTCTGTCGCTCGCTGACCCGAATGTGCCGGTTGAGGTTGGCACGAAGGTCACGATTGTTTCGTCGGCTAACACGGGTCCTCAGGGTGTTCAGGGTCCGCAGGGTGCGACTGGTGCGACTGGTGCACAAGGTTCGACTGGCCCGCAGGGAACTCAGGGTCCTCAGGGTGCTCAGGGTTCTCAAGGCCCGCAAGGTGCGACTGGTAGCCAGGGTCCGCAAGGGGCAACAGGGCCGCAAGGCCCGCAAGGTGATATCGGCCCACAGGGACCACAAGGCCCCCAAGGTGCCACGGGGCCACAAGGTCCACAAGGAAATGTTGGTCCTCAGGGCGCAACCGGCGCACAAGGGCCGCAAGGAGCGCAGGGTGCAACGGGTTCTCAGGGGCCACAGGGTCCACAGGGAACGCAGGGGCCTCAGGGTCCTCAGGGTGATGTTGGCCCGCAGGGTCCACAGGGTTCTCAGGGTAGCACCGGACCACAAGGACCACAAGGCGATACCGGCGCTCAGGGTGCTACCGGACCACAGGGGGCTACCGGACCGCAAGGACCACAGGGCGATACTGGTGCGCAAGGTTCACAAGGACCCCAGGGCGCACAGGGTCCTCAAGGACCGCAAGGCGACCAAGGTTTCACTGGGCCGCAAGGACCCCAAGGTGCGCAAGGACCACAGGGTTCAATTGTCGCTAACGGTACATACAACAACCAGCCTGCCGTCTGGAACAGTTCACTTGCCGTGTGGGGTCCGACCACAGGCACAGTCACGATTTCGGGTGGCCCGCAAAGTTCTGTTACCGCTGTATCGGATTCCACCCAGTCGTATGTCCAGGCATCGTATGGTTCTGGCCCTCAAGCAAGTTTGTCATCAAACAATGTGACGACACAGTTGACGTTGGTGGATGCTTACGCAACTATGCAGTTGCGGGCCTCGGGAGGTGTCGCAGGGACAGGA